AAGCTCGGCGCAGTACGCCCTCCTATCCAGTCGGGCGTACGCTGTGTTTTTCCACACTATCTTCCTTCCCTCTTTAGTACTATGTGTACTTGCAGGGGGGTAGGACAATGTGTGCCGGGGTATATACTACCTCTCCGCCCCCACCCCCTACAGAACATCCTATACCCAACCTCTTCTCCCGCCGTAGAACCTATCCCCATGCAGGTATGATATACTTGCGGGGAGGAGATAAATATGACAGGACTTGAAGCGTTGGCTGCGTTGCGTGAGGGTAAACACGTTCGTCGTGCAGACTGGAAGCCTGGTGATTACATTAGAGCGTCACGCCAACTGAAGAAGATTTCATACGTGCGGGGAAACATCATTTCTGTATTGATCGTTGCAGACCACTTCCTGAATGATGACTGGGAAGCTGCTGATGCCAAGGATGGTGAGTAATGGACGGAAGGCGTAAGTTAACCGACGAGCAGATTGCTTGGATAAAAGAGCGTGTCAAAGAAGGTGTCAAGCAGGAGGCTATTGCTAGGGAGGTAGGTGTTAGCCCACAGCACATCTCTAAAATCAAACTCAAGCAACGACACGCTGCACATATAAAACAGACCGTAGGTAAGGCATTGGACTGGTTACTTGCAGGTAAACCCGTAACCCGTGAGTGTTGGCAGACTAATGAGTACTTGCGGTATTCCGTAGCAACGATGACGTTCGAACTGTGGTCTGGTTATCAGTGCGACATACTCGAGGCATTTGAGATTAGTGGCTACGACCTCTTCATAAGAGATTGGATACTAGGTGAGTTTGACGCAGACCGTGAGCCAATCTGGCCGGAGGAGTAACCATGACGTTTGGTGATGTACTCACAGACTTGATTAATGGGCTACCTGTCTACCGTGAAGGATGGAAAGACGGTCACTTTATCTACTATGAGAAGGACTGGAATATGTTTACTGAAGCACATCCCGGTCGTGACTGGCATACGTTGTGTTCAACGGCTCCTCTACGTGGGACTGACCTAGCAGCTGATGACTGGCAAGTAGATGAGTGGGACGGTGAAGAAGATAAGCCAGACCATATTCGTGGTGTCACGAAAAAGGAGGTAGTGGAATGACAGGTATTGAAGCACTTGAGTTATTGCGAACTAGTGATACCAAAGTCAAACGTGCCGAATGGCGAGATGGTGAATACCTAAGATCATATGGCAACAATGAGGGCATATGTCCATCATTTGACTACCATCGCAAGCGTGGAGAAGATTGCTTCTATCCAGAAGATGCAGTGATTCTAACGGAGGACATCTTGAATGACTTTTTTGAAGATGACTGGGAGATAGTGGAATGAAATTCGATGTCAACGGTGTAATGAAAATTGGACATGACGAAGACTTATATGAAGCAGTCACTGTCTTGTCAAAGTACTTTGCTGAGAATCCAGATGAACCGTATGTGGAGCTTATTTACGACCACAATGGTGTAAAGGAAGTGGTTGGCAGGATTAACAATCCCCAGTTCACCGAACTTATATACGCTGTGAGTTATGGACTTGATAAGTTAAAACGCAAAAATGCGGTACGTACTGTTGATATACGGTAACATCAGAGCGATCAACTGATCAGTAAAGGAAAGGCTCCAGCATATCCGAGCCTGTCCGACAAACACAAACTCTGCAAAGAAAGACCAGTACGCCATGCTGGTCTTTTTGCTGTCTATAGGTATAATCTAAACACCCGCAAGGGAAATCAAAAACAACAAACAACTGGCTTGGTAAGCGAAAGACCACTGCTAAGTGTGCACCTGAGTAAACACCCTCAGACGAAGTGCATGGCTGGCAGTGGTTTTTGTTATACTTGGCATATGAAAACAACCCTCTATCAATACGCTTTAAAGAATCTCTCCGTAGTAGATGGTGACACAATCAAGGCTGACCTTGACCTTGGATTTGGGGTAATACTTGCAGGTAAGAAAATCCGCCTTGAGCATATCAACTGCCCAGAAAAGAACACACCAGAAGGTGTATCCGCTAAGACATTCACTATTGAATGGATTATGAATCGACCTGAGTTGATATCTATTAGTGTCAAAAACCATCGAGAAGACAAGTATGGACGCATCCTTGGTACGGTTGTGTCTGATGGACAAAGCCTAGCAGATGCACTTAAGATTGCAGGGCATGGCGTTGACTACGAAGGCGGTAAACGCTCGTAATCGCACGTATTTGCACGTAAACGCACGTAATAAAAAAAGCCCCTCTGTGAAGGGGCTTTAGATTCGCTCGACTCAAATGTCAAAATCGGCATGATGGGCGGACTTTTAAGTTTTCATCGCGTTTCACAAACATCCTATCATGCCGTATACTTGCGGTGGAGGATGAAATGAAGAAAGCATTCATTGAGTCGGTTATGAAGGTGCTTGGCGTACCCAAGATTGAGCCACATAAATTAGCGTTTAAGGAAGTTCTGGACGGTCGCAACCTCGAACAAGACGTGCAAGAACTGGACTTGGCTACTCTTAAAGCATTGTTTCGCTGGTCTGGGAAAGAGTTGAGGAAGCGTCTTTAATGTACTATTTTCAGCCTGTTGAAGGCAATCCTGTGCTTATGCCAATCAAAAGCACAGAGAAATCCGCTGGGTATGACCTGTTTGCTCAACAGTCAGATGTCATCCTACCTGGTGAGTGCGTACTTATACGTACAGGTGTAAAAACCGTAATGCCGGACAACATCATGGGGTTTGTTTGTAGCAGATCTGGTTTAGCGTTTAAACAACACGTCTTTGTACTTAACGCACCCGGAATCATTGATGCTGACTACGACCAAGAAATTGGCGTCCTTTTATTCAATGCAAACAAATATAAGTTTGAGGTTGAAGCAGGAATGCGCATAGCGCAAATGGTCTTTTTGGAGAACGCTACAGCAGCGCATATGACCACCACAGTGGCGCGTACAGGCGGTTTTGGTAGCACAGGGGTAAATAACCTGTGCGTCGAAGATACTACTCTGTATGACGAATTGGACACCCCTAAGTAATGGCAGCAACCCTAAAGTACATTCAGCCAGATGCTGAAGCATTTATGATTCATCTTGCTCGAGTATCGTCCGATTTTGAGGACAACCCTGATTACGAACGGTTACTCAACTACTGTATGAAAGGCGGACACTGGTCAGTCTTTCAAATGGTTGATGTAGTCATGGAAATCTATACATCGAGGGCTATTGCAGCTCAGATTCTCAGGCATAGAAGCTTCACTTTTCAGGAGTTTAGTCAGCGCTATGCTGACCCATCTAAGATTGAGATGGAATTGCCTAAGATGCGTAAAAAAGGTGCTACAAACAGACAAGGAAGTATTCCCTTTGAAGACGCTGAAGACCAACTTAATCTGGATAATAAGGCACTGGCGTCAATCCTGTACGCTGTTCGGACGTACAAAGATCTAGTCGATAAGGGCGTAGCCCTTGAGACTGCACGAATGGTACTCCCACTGTCAGTTGGGACACGACTGTATATGAAAGGCACTGTTCGTGACTGGCTACACTACTGCCGAGTGCGAATGGATGACCATACGCAGGAGGAACACAGGGATATTGCAACAGATTGCTGGAATGTTCTTACACAAGTACTGCCTGTTACTACATCTTCCTTTGAAAAGTACTACCTAAACAAGTAAACCGCTGGTATACTTACAGGGAGAGGTTAAATTATGGACAAAGAAAAGAAAGTCGATGAGCCAGTTGTTCTGACGCAGAATATGATGCTGCAGCTCATTGAACAACTCAACGCAGTGACGACGTACTTTGACTTGCTCAACGTCAAGTTGAACAAGATGAACGAACGTATTAAGAAGTTAGAGGACAAGAAATGACAACAATCATCACTAAGAGCCGTGATTGTAATGTGGACATCAAGCTGTCGTACAACGATGGCATTCAGTACCACATTACGATTGATGGCAGGGAGCCATATTCTGGTTCGCCATTACAGGCATGGAATTACCTGTACTCACAACGTAATGACCAAGTATGCGTACCAAACCGCGTATTGCTTGAACTTGCAGAAACTGTCATTCAGTATCTTGCACCAAAGAAGCCATATCGTAAACTTGACGAAATGACTACACTCGACGACTAAAGGAACTACGGATGCTAAATAGAGTTGTACTAATCGGAAGGCTATGCGCTGACCCTGAGATTCGCACTACGAATGCAGGTAAGACAGTTGCAGGACTGCGTATTGCAGTTGATCGGAAGGGACGAGAGAAAGAAACAGACTTCTTTGAAGCATCTGCTTTTGGTCAGTCAGCCGACTTTGCAGGGACGTATCTGAAGAAGGGACGCCTTGTATCCATTGACGGCAAACTTCGTGTACGTGAGTTTGAAGCCAAGGATGGCACAAAGCGTAAGGTCTACGAAATCATCGTAGATGACATCTCTGGTCTTGATCGTCCCAAGGACGGTGAACCAGGTGGGTTTACGGAGTCATCTACTGGCATTAGGCCAGCTGTAAAGGCTCCAATGCAAGACATTGATGACCCATTCGCAGACTAACAAACAGAACACTCCATCAACTGATGGAGTGTTTTTTTACTGCTTCGACTACTGTGTCCGATAGTTCTTCGTCATCGGTCAACTCAACAACCAAGTACCATATTGCCTTGTGTAGGTCTTGGTTCTTGTACTGCTTGTGGTTACACCTAGCCACGTACTTGATGACATTGAATAGGTGTGGGTTCAAACCCCAGTCCATGGCAAACTTCCTTGGACTGGGGCCTTTACGATAGTGGTCAACCATGCTTCTCTTTGCTCTCCTGTATCCGCTTTCCTAGCCACGCCATCACAGGCACAGCCATCGAATTGCCGATTGCTTTGTATCTAGGACCATCTGGTGTATTAGGTCGAATATCTGTCCAGTTGTCTGGAAAACCTTGTAGGCGTTCGCATTCAACAGGTGTAAGGCGTCGTACAACCCAATTGTTCATAGCATATAGACTGCCATTCATAGCGGATCCATTGCCATTCCATTTGGTTCCATACGCAGCCGTCAAGCAGTCAGAAACATTTGCAAACACTACAGTTTCCACTGGTGTCCCATCCGACCTGAAACCACTACCCGGATTGGCACGTAGTGTATTGGCAATGTCGTGTGCCACATATTGATCCTGAGACGCAGCAACAGTAAATGCCATCTCATCTTGTCCCAAGTATCCTGTACCTCCAGTGCCACCTTTTGGGCCGCCTCGAGAGCCATCACCGTTGCCACCTCCGCGTATCTTAAACGCATGACTATGAGCAACTCCGTGAACCCCGGTAGCATTCAATGTGTACATTGGACCACCAACTGTGTATCCATCGCCATTCCCACCATTCAAAGGCTGACGCCCTATGGTGTTCTCGGCTAACGCAATTGGTTGTACGGCAAGGTTGGTACTTTGGATGTCGCCTATGTCGAAACAGTTCAAGGTGTTTGCAACGCCGTCATCAACCCAAGTCTCCTCGCCGTCTTTACATCGAGGGCGAGTACTCTTACGAAAGATATGTTGTACGAGTGGAGTGTTCCCACCACCCGTACCCATATGGGCTGTCAACGTACCGCTTGTCTCAGACTCTTCAGTTAGGCGACCATCACTTGGATGATGGGTATACAACACACACTGCTGGTTGTCCCCATTCTTGTGCATTGATGCGAGTATAGTGCCTGTTTTCTCCTGAAGGTGAACTTCAGCACTGATACGCGCATCTGCTGGGTTGAATGCATATGGAACAAACAACGTAGCACCAGCATCAATGTGCTGGTTTTCCAGACCCATCTTGTCACCGTAGTGAGCGTCTATGGTTCCTGTGACTGTTGCTGGCCATGAGTGACCCTCCGCATCAGTGCTGCTTTCAGCACTGGAGGAAGTTTTTTGCCGCGACTTTCGGCTCTTCTGAGGATACCCTCGCAAGCTTTCGGACTCAATAAGTATCTCTCCGGCACGTCTTGGATCTCCACTAATATGTCCGATAAGGAAGACTCGACGACGTCTTTGGGGGACTCCAAAGTATTGAGCGTCCAACACTCGGTAGGCCCACCCATACCCGATGTACCCCACCGCTGTGAGGAGGGAACCAAAATCCCTTCCTCCGTTGCTCGACAAGACACCGGGAACGTTTTCCCAGATAAAGAATTCTGGCTGATAGTGTTCAACCATTGAAACAAAGGTGAGGGCAAGGTTGCCACGGGGGTCGTCGAGTCCTTTTCTAAGTCCGGCGACGGAGAAACTTTGACAGGGGGTTCCTCCGACAATAAGGTCAACTGTATCTCGGTCAAGATTCCACTCCTTAAACTTAGTCATATCTCCAAAGTTGGGTACATCCGGAAACCGTTTTGCTAAAACTTCTGAAGGAAATTTTTCGATTTCGGAAAACCCAACCGGAGTCCAACCTAAGTCATGCCAAGCAACAGACGCTGCTTCAATCCCACTGCATACACTTAGGTAACGCATTAGTCGATAAGTCCCAGAGACTGAGCCTTCTTTACTGCACGGTTTCTAGCATCAGTACCACTGACGTTTAACTTCCAATACATATTGTCAGCGTGAAACTGCACGGTTCTAAAAGAGATTCCCAGTGCCGCTCCGATCATCTTCGCTGTCCGACCCTTGGCCAGATGACCCAAAATCTCCAGTTCCCTTTCCGACAACGGATATTGCATCTCGTCGGACTTTTTTTCGGATTCCATTCTCTTCTCCTTTGTACCTTCTCTGGTACATCGCAAAATTGCGACTTGCCTGTAGTTCATCTTTGAAGAACTCAAGGCTCATGCGGTTATCTTCTGTATTAACTACAAAGTACTTCCACGTTTTGTCTGTGAGTATCTGCACATACCAACACTCAAACGTATGCAACGTATCGTCCGTGTAAGTGCCAGATATATGCTCAATATGCCGACCATTTGGTGACACACAGTAGGCAAGTAACGCATGAATAATCAGTGGTTCATACACTACTGTAGAGAGCATAAATCATTCTATACCTGCATATCTGCGGTCGCAAGTGTCTTCGATGGCATGATGTACAATCCTATTTATGGGTGTTGTAAAGAAGTATCAAAATCCTAAAGGTGGATTGAACTCAGCCGGTCGTGCTCACTTCAAGAAAACCGAAGGATTAAACCTTAAGCCACCTGCTCCTAGTCCAAAGACTCCAAAGGATGCGGCTAGGCGTAAAAGCTTCTGTGCCAGAATGGAAGGCATGAAGCGGGTGAATACATCCGCTAAGACGGCTAAAGACCCAAATAGTCGTATTAATAAAAGCCTTAGAGCTTGGAACTGCTAATGAATAAAAACATCAATCACGCTCAGACATTTATGCGTGACCTTCCAGACATTGAGCGTCGTGAACATGGTCTAAAGAAAGCACCCACTAAAGCACAGATGCAACAGATGGAAAAGAAAGAGCATGGGTTGAAACGTACGCCAAGTATGTCTGAGATTATGCGGATTGAACGTAAGGAACACATTAAACCTAACGGTGATGTAATCATTGGTAAAGGATACAAAGGACGGGCAAAGTAATGGCAGGTGGAAAAAAAGATCAATCTCCCACACAGGCAGCATTAAGTGATGCAGCACACGTCGTTGATCACACTGTCCGTGAAAAGGCATTGCATCAAGGCGTACATCATGCTGGAAAGATTGCAAGTAATGTTGGTAAGACTGTTGCACAAGTAGCGCCTAAAGCAATTCCAGCCATGGTTAAAGCGGCTCCTTCTATTGCTCAAGTTGCTGTGCCAACACTTGCTAAAGTTGCAACTCCGTTGTTGGGTGGCGTACCAGGTGCTGTCGTATCGGCGTTTAGCGGCAACTCAGGTCGTGGGTTTAACGAGATGCAAAAAACGCGCGCTGATATGTTAACTCCAGAAAAGTCTACAAAACGTGCAATGGCGTATCGTAATACTCCAAAATTAATGATGACTAAAAAGATGGTTGCAGTCAAAAGCCCAGCATATTCTGGGCAAAGTACTATGGGTAAAGCCATGATGGCTAGTGCAAAGAAGAAGGTGTAAAGATGGCTAAAGTAATTAAATCAACGAAGACGATGTCCGACATGATGGGTGTTAAGAAGGCTCATCCTTCTGGATGCAAGTGCCCTATGTGCAAGAAGGGTAAGTGCTAACTATGGCAGTAGGACCAGGGTTGACATATCACGCATTTCTTCGCGGGCGTCAACCAAATCCACGTTTGGCTAGAGAATATAGTGATTTAGTTAAATCAAGGACTCCACGTCCTACTATGCCTCCATCCGGACGTACACCCGGAGATATGTCACCACCACGCGCATCAGGAGCACCATCTACAGGCGCGCCTACTCGACGATTTGGCTCAGGTAGTGGTTCCAGTACCGCAGGACGAGGGTCAGGTGTTCCTTGGGACGGCGGTGGAGACAACAGAGGTTTGGCAACAGGAACAACAGATCCTGTTCCACCATCTGGTGGTGGTAGTCGTGGTGGTGGCGGTGGACGAACAGGTGTTTCTCCAAGTGGTCGAGGTGGTAGTTTTGGTTCCGGAAGTGGATCAAGTGGATACACAGGTGTTGACCCAAGAACTAATCCGATGCCTCGTGGTGGTTCATTTACGTCAGGTAAAGGTGCTAGTGCCGCATCCAAGGGTGCAAGTGGATGGTCTAAGGCAGGTAAATTCGTAGGTAAAGCGGGAAGAGTTGTAGGTAAGGCAATCAACTCACCTATGGGGAAAATGGCTAAATTTGTTGGCGGTAAAGCTATTCTCCCTTTGGCTCTTGCTAAAGCGGCTGGCGATACATTTGGAGCATTTGAACCAGGTATTGATATGCTTCGTTACGGCCATAAGGCTCCATACAAAGATGGAGTTGGTGGACGTGATAATCGCGTAAACGACATGCTTGGTAATATCAGTCCTCTTGAGATGATCAAAGATGGAATGACACAAGAGGTGTTGTCGAACGCTACTGGTGGAGCATCTGCAAAATTTCTTAAGGCAGTGTTTCCATACCGTGAACGACCTAAGCCAGCACCTGCTGCTGCTGCAGCAACTCCACGTACTCCATCTGCTCCTGCACGACCATCAGCTCCTGCTCCTCAGCAACCGGGTTCAATTCCAGACATGGGTAGACAAGGTCGAGCGCAAAGCAAAGCATTGCGTGACCCTGAGTCTTATCTAGGTTCTGCATTTGATGCTACGCTTCGTAAGGGCATTGACACAGGTCGCAACTATCTTCGTAGTCAGATGAATAAAGACGGACTTGATGCTGAAGACCAATCTAAAATCATGGCTCGTTTTGATAGCAAGATTGCTGGAGACAAGGAACTCAGTAAGGATGCTAATAAAGGCGGCATTATTAATACAATTGCGGCCAAAGATGCTGGACGAGGTCAGCGAACACTTGAAGCTTATCGTGGACAACGTGGTGAATATCGAGGGAATACATCCTATAAAGCCATGCAAGAAAAGTATGTCAAGTAATTTGCATAAACATGAAATGGGGCTTCGGCCCCATTTTTTTATGCCTGTATACTTGTACGTATGAATTACATTCAAGAGGTCAATGGCAACTACATTGAACGAGATGGGCGTGTCTATCGTAAAACACCTCACGGTGAAGCTCTTGTCTGTAGTGCTTTGGTGGAGAAAGATGGAGCAAAGCGTAGATGTCGAGCGTTGGCTTTGGCTGGGCAAGAGTACTGCATGGCTCATGGTGGTGCACATCTACGCAAAGCGGAAACCCCCAGATACTTAGCACACGTCTTTCAGGCTAATCGTAAACGCTTTAGTAAGGTCGGTAAGGAACTCCTTGAGAAAGTCGATTCTTACCGTGATGACCCAGACCTTTTCAGTCTTCGAGATGACACAGCGTATGTAACTGCTCTCCTTGACCAGCGAGCTGAAGCCGCTGCTGAAGGCGTAGGTATTGAGCAATACCGCAAGATTGAGTCAGCGTATAACCTTGCTAGGTCAAAACTAGGGTCACCTGATTTCATTGATGCCTTCGAGCAGATAGGTGATTTACTCAAGGAACGCCTTGATGAATACGCTGCCAGTAAAGATGTACTTGACCTTATTAACCGCCGTACTGACCTTGTAGAAGCCGAACAACGCATGATGCAAACAAAGGCTTATACACTAGAGGCTGATCAGGCGTTTATGTTGATAATGCAAATTGTAGAAGTAGTTAAGTCAAGTGTGCGTGATGCAGATGAGCTGACGGCTATAAAGTCTGGTATCAATAAACTACTGCGTCAACACAAACAAGATACAGAAGAAGATGTACAGGATGCGGTGATTGTAGAAGATGTCGAACAACCTCAAACGAACAACACCTAAAGAATTTAGGCATCTGACCAGTGCAGATAAACCGTTATCGGTTGCTCTTCTTGAAGCACTTGAAGAACAAATCGGGCAGGTTATCGAAACAGGTGATTACGACTCTGGTCGAGCATTTGCTATTGATGGAGCACAATTGGAATACAAACACTGGTTAAAAACGTTTGCTCCACACGCTACCTCTAGCGAACTCGGCGTTCATCACAAGCGCGCATGGGACTGGGCAGAGAGCATTAAAGCTGGTGCACCACCTCCTGCTCTTATTGAGTGCTGGTTCCGTGGTGGCGGTAAAAGCACGACAATGGAACACATTGCGGCTCGCATTGCCGTCAAGGGTTCTCGTAGGTTCTTGCTTTACGTTTGCTCTACACAGGAAGCAGCCGACAGACACGTATCGGATATTGCACACACTATGGAGCGTTGCGGTATTGAAAGGGCACTCAACCGATATGGATTCTCAAAAGGATGGAATGCTTCTAAGCTCAGGACGGCAAACGGGTTTAACGTTCTTGCGTTCGGTCTTGACACTGGTGCGCGCGGTGTCAAGCTTGATCACTTACGTCCTGATTTCATTATACTTGACGACATTGATGAGCTTGATGATAGCGTTAATCGCGTTGAAAAGAAGATAGCAACTATCACTCAAACGATTCTTCCGGCTAAGAGTACTGACTGTGCAATCGTGTTTGTCCAGAATAAGATTCACGCTAACAGCGTAATGGCTCAGGTTCTTAGTGGAGAACTGGATATGCTACAAAACAGAATCCAGTCACCTATAGTTCCAGCAATTGAAGACTTACAGTACGAACCAATAGAACGTGAAGATGGTCGTGTAGGCTACAAGATTACTGGTGGCACTCCTACGTGGGTACACAAGAACATAGAAGTATGCCAACGTGAGATTGATGACTATGGCATTATCTCATTCCTTCGTGAATGCCAACATGAAGTTGGTGTCGGAGGAATGTTCTTCCCAGACTTCAAGGAATACGACCTACAAGGCAAACCTTGGCACGTAGTCGATAGCGTAGACGTTGCTCCTTGGTGGCGTATTTGGGCAAGCCATGACTTTGGTACAGGTGCACCAGCAGCAAGTCTCATCTACGCCAGTGACGAGAATGAGGATGTATACGTCATTGGTGAATGTTATGAGGCTGGACTTGTATCATCTCATCAAGCAATGAGGCTGCTTGAATCACTAGAAAAACGTGGGTGGGCTGCACCTGTCAAAAAGGGAACACGCGACGGACTGTGGCAAAGTCGCCTCGAGGCTATTGCATTTGACTACGCTAACACTTTTCCTCCGGAGAATGCGGAGCAGCGGGTAGGTGAATATCCAGTAGAAGTGTGGTGGAAACGAGGACTCCCAGCGGTACGTGCCGTAAAAGACCGTAAGGCTGGATGGCGTCGATTAAAGGAATGGCTTGTCGCAAGTCGTGTGAAAGAAGGGAATATAGTTCCAAGATTCCGCATAGTACGTGGAGCATGTCCAAATCTTATCCGTGAACTCAAAGGTGCTATGGCAAACCCGAAGGATCCGGAAGACCTTGACCCTGGTACTAAAAGCGACCACGCATTAGACAGCCTACGGTATGGCGTTATGTGGCGTGAGTATCCTGTGCAATGCCCTCAGACTAATGCTAAATCAAACCGACCACATTGGCTTGGTGGCAATGAGGAGGACAAGTTCGTATGAGGCCCGGTGATATTATTCTGTATCTATTGTTGACAGGTATTTTCGTGTTTTTAGGATTAATAACATGGGAATTACGCTGGTGGCGAACAATGCATGACGAATTACAGGCGTTTATACGCAAGGATGACAGGTACTTGTAATGGCAATACCATTCCCAAAATTTGGTAAGAAAAAACCCACACTAACATCTGGGATGTATAACCGTTCCACTGCTGTACCGATGAATCCTCCGGGCATGGCTGAAATTCAACAGAGTGCAACGGCTGTAAAAATTCCAGACAATGAAGGCACTCGTGGGTCATTTGATTTTGGCGACTTGCGCCTTACTGATGAGGACGACCTTACTCTCGATCACGATAAGAATAAATGGGCAGTAGACCCTAAAGAACAACCAGAAGAAGCAGTACGGGTAGTCAATTACGTAAAGGAACAGTTTGATACTGCATATCGTGCACGTCAAGAAATGGAACTTGAATGGGCACAAGCACTAGCCTTTTTCGAAGGTAGGCAATGGTTCCGTATTAATAGCCAGACTCGAAACCTTGTCCAACTACAGAATCCAGCAGAACCAAACCGCTATGTCACGGTCAATAAGATGCGACCCCTTATTGATGGTGTTGTAGGTAAGTTGACACAGGTGGCTCCAGACGCACGAGCTGTACCGTTGTCCCAGAATCCAAAAGACCAAGCGGCTGCGGATGAAGCAAACTTTATTGCTGGTCACTATACTCGTAAGTTCGACCGTGAAACACAAACAAAAGAACGTGTGCGCTGGGCTTGTATTACAGGTACATCCTTTGTAAAGGTTTACTGGAAAGCCAGTGCTGAGATTGTTGTTCCAAAGATGAGCATGGATGATGGCTCTGTCAATGGTTACGAATCTCTACCGCTGGGAGATGTTGAAGAGGAAATTGTCCCATGCTTCAACATGATGATTGACCCAACGGCACAACGTGATGCTGATGTCCGTTGGATGATTCATGCAAGTATCAAACCTCTGTCGTGGTTTATTGACAACTACGGAGAAGCAGGTAAGGCTGTATCACCGGATGCTATTGCTGGTCAAAATGCTGGTTATGTTGACGCTTATCTAGAAGGTGCTAACGGATCCGGTAATGGCTGGGTGCAACCATCAAGTGCTAGGCTGAATAACATCGATAGCCGAAAACATTGTGCTATTGTTTATGAATATTGGGAAAAGCCAACGGCTCAGTATGAGAATGGTCGATACATTGTAAGTACTAACCGAGCTCTTTTGTACGCTGGTGATTGGCCATACAAGAAGAAGGATGACTTTCCGTTCATTCCTCTACGTTGGCAACCACGAAGTGGAACACCATATGGTCACAGTCTTTGCTTCGACCTATGTCCACTACAGCAGACCTACAACCGCATCTACAGCCGTTGGTTGGAACAGTTTGAAACCAACAAAGACTACTTGATGATTGAACGTCTGTCTCGAGTAGGAGCAGATGCGTTTGATAAGGCCGGCGACGACCTCGATGATAACAGTCGTATCTACCGTAAGGTTTACTACGACCGTGGTGCACACCCACCACAAATCATGCGCGCTCCCGGTATTTCACAGGATTTGATTCCATTTATGCAATCCCTTGAGAAAGACATGGCAGACATTGCTGGTCTTCACGATGTAAGTCAAGGGCAAGCACCAGCTGGAACTCCTGCTGAAGCAGTTACATTACTGCAACGTGCGGACAACACACAGCATAGTTACATCAGGGCTGACATTGAAATATCCATTAGTAAAATCAAGGAATGGGAAATTGCACTGGTTGACCAGTATGCGGTTACTCCATTCATTGGTTCTGTTGATGACCAGATTAACCCACGTAACGAAATCCATCAGGGTGTAATTACCTTCGACCAGATTCGTAACGGAGGTAAGTTCCGTGTTATCTATGTTCCGGGAAGTTCTATGATGGACACTCCTGAGCAGAAACTACAGAAGATTCTATTGCTTCGACAGATGGGTCTGTTTGGTGACCCGACTGACGCAGATACAAATGCATTGGCTGTACGTATGCTTCAGTTGCCAGAAACATCGGACATTCTGGATAACCTGCAAATGACAAAGCAGAAGCAAGAACAGATGCAACAACAAGCAATGGCAATGAAGCAACAGGAACTTCAAGCACAAGTCGCAGCTAAACAGGAACAGTTTAATCCTGAAGCTGAACAAGCACGGGCACAGATTGATTTACAAAAACAACTGGCACTACAAGAAGCCAAGACTCAATCTGACCTTATGAAAATACAAGCACAAACAGCAGCAGCCGGTGAGCAATACGCTCAAAAGCACGTTGCTGATATTGCTAAGAATGTGGTCTCTGGAACAGATCGCAACACACCACAGCCACAAAGTGGCAAATCATCAAAAAGTGGTGTGCTAAAATAAAGGAGAACTCTTTAATGCCTGAAGAGATGGTGACACGAACCACTGATTCACCAGCAGTGGATTCTGGCGATAATGGGTTAGGTAACGCAGTAACAGACTTTATTCGGGAAAACGCCGGTCCCGATGATAACTCGCAATGGGCGACAAGCGAGCAAGCAGGTCAAGATGCGGAATATGGTGGTTATGATTCTTCGGAACCTGATTACACGAATGTTGTAGATGACATTCTTGGAGTCGATTCTGGATATCAAAACCAATATCAGGCGGAGCCTACATCTCCACAACCTGTTCCATATGAGCGCTTTCGTGAAGTAAACGAACGTGCTCGAACGGCTGACGAGCTGGAAACGAAACTCAACCGTTGGGGTCGAGTAATCGAACAGTTCGAGCAACAAGGATATCAATCAGCCGATGATATTGATCGAGTCATGGAGCAGCAACAACAGACTGCTTATGAAAATCAAATTCGTCAGCGATATCAACAGTTAGCCGATTCGCAGATTATTGATCCAGCTGTCGCTCAGATGCAGCAAGAGGCAGAGATTGCCAAATACCGCTACGAGCAACAGATGTCTCAAGTACAGGGATATATGTTGATGCAGCAACGTGATGTTGCAGTACAGCAATATCCACTGGCACAACGTGCACCCGGTTTAGTAGACAACTTGATTCAAGCGGGTTTTGACCCAATGGAAGCAGCTCAAGCTGTACACGAACAGGTTCGCACAATCGCACAGTCT